TGTTTTGTCATCTGGGCCGCTGTAGCAGTTGTATTCTGTAATGCGTCTGGATCTAGGCCCATAGAGGCCCTAGAAACGCCTGTCTTGGACTCAATCGCGTCATCCATGTATTGGATAGCAGAAAGCGTTTGAGCCGCTACAAACGGCACTGTGATAGGCACAATGGCTTGCGGATTCTTCATCCTAATAATGCCGCCAATCTCATTGTTGAGTACATCATCAACATTGACCTGATCGGTTATTATTCCAAGCCTTGGATTGTTTGTCAGCGCCACGTTATCCAGCACACCACGAAGCATTGCTGTGGCGGCGTCTTGATCGTCCATGATCAAGTCTGAAATTGAACGCCCAAAGAATGCATGAGGCTCTGGATCAATCTCAAAGATGGCGAATGGAACGTCGTTTGTCCAAGGCTCGTGATCGAGTAATTGGTAATCGTTTCCACCAAGCGTGAATTTGTACATCTGGGCGATGCCCGTGCCTTCGATGTCCATCTTCATGTATGCCTCGGTAATGGCAACGAGCTTCATCGATGGATCTTGAATTTCATTATCTTCGTCCTGCTGATAGCCGCGACGCTCAAAATCTTCTGCCTCTGAGTATGTATCGCTTGATCCGATCCCAGTCAGGTTGGATACTTTCTCAAAGTCGTATCCCATGTTAACAACGTCAGAAACGCGCATTTCAGTCCTGTGCGCCACAACGTAGAAATCGTCAATTGATCGAGCGTTCCTATCAATCATAAATTCTTCTGGCGGAACTGCCTCTACTTGTAGCATCCCTCGCTCAGTTTTTCGACTAACCGTGACGCTATGCTGCTTAGTTTCGACTTCCATCCCCATTTCGTCAGCTTCGATAGAAATTTCTTCGCTATGTTCAATAACATCAATATCATCCTCATTAACGATTGCTGAGAATTCTTCGTCCGTCAGATTCGTAAAAGAATACGTTTCAGCGTCTGTGTGTTTATCCCAATAAATCTTTAAGACTCCAACCTTTTTAACCAATGCATCGTGAAACACATCACTCAATAGATCATATCCATTGAGCTTATTAAATGACCAGTGCATATACTGTGTGGCCTGCTGTGCGGTAGAGATGTCCTCTGGGCCTTGCGGTATGTACTCAACCGGCCTATCAGTTGACAGGAACACGCGCATCAGGCTTGGCTTGATAGATCGAACTGCGTCACGAACCTTTGTTGCGACCACTTTAGATCGTCCATCTTCTTGGCCAATATCAACTTCGCCATCAAAGTAACGCTGTGACTTGATCCTATCCTGTGCTATCTCGCTCTCAATAAAATCAACGGCATCCTGTACGGCGTCCTGTACGATTCCTTCGATTTGATCTTCATCCATACGCTCTGGCTTCATTGTAATAATCCTTTGATCTCTTCAGATACAGCAATTGGGGCCATAGTCTCTGGAAATTTGAACGGCGGTTTTATTATATTTTGTGCCGGAGTTCCTTTTGCAAATTGCGCAAATATGTTTTGTAGATTTTCTCTTACATCCATCTCGCTAGACATTTTTGCTGCTGTTCCAGCCCCAAATACAGCAGCTATTTTAGGATTCATGGATGATCCCAAAGCTCCCAAAGCAAACATTAATCCATTTCCACTAGGAGATAATTTAGCTAATGATCGTTTAAATTTGGAGCCGCCACCTGTTTCAATAAATTTTCTCATCACATCAATTTCTTCTTGATCAAAAAACCTAGATTTTCTTGGATCGGTTAATACTTTTTTAACCGCTTGCAAATAAGAGTTAACTGTATTTCCTCCAGATCCACTGGCAGCAGCAGCTAAATCAGCTTGATCAATCGCAGAGTCAAGCGCATTTATTTTTTGCGATTGCTTGAACATATATCTAGCGTCTTTTAGCTTTTTATGCGTTAACGGTAATTGTGCAAGTGTATCGTCAACTTCATTAATTATTTTAAGAATATAACCCATTTCGTTGCCGTCTCCAGCTCGTTTAGCGGCATTGTATTCTTTCCAAAGTTTTTTATTTAAATCATCTAATCCTTCAAAAGTCATACTAGATAAATTTCTTTTTTCGACCATCTGCATTGATTTTCTTGCTCTATCGTAAACCGCTGGATTCCAATCAATGTCTGAATCTAGCGATTTTCTAACTCTTTTTGTCAAATTAAGAGTGTCTCTAGGAGTCATTAATACTCCAGCCAAGTCGGCATCTTTATATGCCTGATTATATGCATTTTGGGCAGACTCAACAGTCTGCTTTCTTTCTGCGGAAATAGCTTTTTGAGAAAGTATTTTGCTTGGTGCGTTTAAAACTTTCTGTGTTACAAAACTAAACGGGACTGCAACGGCTGCTGTTTTAATGCCTTCAATCGCTCTTTCTTGTAAGTCCCCTTCTGATTTACCAGCTCCATACGAAAATGCACTGCCAATAGTTTTTAATATTTTTTGTGCGCCTCCCAATGGAGACATCCCTGCACCAACCATTTCTGCTGTAGTTCCAGCGCCTTCAGTCTCAAGATTGTATTGCTTCATTTCACTTGTAATTTGATCTGTTGGAGCGCCAGTAAAGAACGATTCTATTTCGTCCATAAATGTTCCGACCGCAGGAAGACCTTGAGCAAAACTTCTTACAGCTTGAGTTCTGCCGTAGTCTGTAGGCATCTTAACGCCAACAGTTGATACGTTAAGCGCATCATCCGCTGCCGCAGACTCTCCCATTTGTCTCATTGGCTTATCTATATTTGGAAGTTTAGATTTAATAATGGCTTTAATTTCTTCATTAGGCATTGCTTCTGGAAAAGAAACTTGCCTGCCATCAGGTAATTCTATGATTTTATCAGCCATTATTATAAATCCGTAAATTTAATAATTTTGTCGCTTTTTGGTGATCTACCATCTAAATCTGTTCCTGAACCGTATCTTCGTTCTGGCAGAGTTGGTATTTCCATACCACTAAGAGCATCTGGATTCTGCTTCTTAGCTCTAATCATTGATCCCAACAAAATATCTGCTAACTCATAAAGCGCTTGTTCTGCGGCGCCTTCACTTTGCGCTGTGGCTAGTCTTGCCATAGCCCTTTCAGCTTTTATACCTTCAACTTCTGTAATTTGACCGCCGCCCTTCAATGTTTCGTATGCCGCCAAGAACGTTGCGCCTTGTATTTGTTTTAAATATTGTTCTGCATCTAGAGTGCCTTGTTTGAAAGTTGGGATCCTTCCTTCGACAGCTCCAAATACATCTTCAAAACTTGGATGCTGCAACAAGTCCGCGATGACTCCAAAATTTCTTGCTGCTGTGGCATAACTTTTAGGCGCTTCAAGTCTTTGCTCTGCTGTATATTCGCCTGTAGCTTTACCAGTTGCCGTTTGCTCGGCTGTTTCTGATAAATTCTTAGGGATTCGGTTTACTTCTATGCCCGTAGCCGCATCTATTTGGGAAGTGTAAGTTCCAGCATCAACATATTTAAACGCTCCCTCTGGTTCAAATCCATCTGGTATATCTATAATTTTTGGCACACCTTTATCAGAAACAGTCATTAACTTTCTGTTTCCAGCTTCGTCTGTGACGACTCTAGTATTCATAGAGTATCGAGGCATGAATAGTTCCATTGCTTCCTTGGCGCTACCTCCAGCTTTAATAAACTCGTATGCTGATTTTCCCTCTGGCGTTCCTTGTTTTAAAAACCAATCTGCGGTTCTATTTGCTTTTCCAAGAGAGTTATTCCAATCAATTTGCTTTTGCATCGCAGCATTTAGTCCCTGATCAGGCCTAAGTCGCAACGTGTTAAAGGCAATAGCCATCTGAGGAAAGAAGTTTGGATCAGCCATCATCTTTTGAATGAAGCCCGGCTCTTTCTTTTCTTCAGCTTGAAGCTGTTTTTTAAATTCTTCAGCGTTACCTTTATCTAATAAAGGACTACTTCCTATATCTGCTAATGAACTGTCTTGACTAGTTGGATCTGTTTGTACATTTCCAGCAGCGTCAACCACTGTATCTTGTATGACTTGATTATCACCGCCGCCATCTCTTAAAGATCTTAAAGCCTGAGCTTGTGCTGCTTGATTATCAGTATATTGTGGCTGCACAACTGGGGCTTCTTGAGAGCCATTTGGAGACTGAGGGAATGCCTGCCCTGATTGCATCGGATTGACTGCGCCATATTGCAAAGATGGATCTGAATTTAGACCTTTCTTAGACATAACTTTTTCAGCTAAAGGGCTTGTCATGGCCGCAACTTGGCCAATCAAATCTTCACCAAATACTGATTTAGGTACTCTAGATTCTGTAGTAGGCGTTTGAGTAGGAATCATTGATACCTGCTCTCTTGATGGAACGTTTGCTTGCCTACGCATTTGCTCTGCGCCAGATTGCGACAATATGTACGGCATCTGTTGAGGTTGAGCGCCAAGCAAGCCCATACCGCCAACTGGATCAGGATTAGAATATTGTTGAGCAGGAGCAGGCTGATTGCCATAAAATTCTTTTTCAAATGGATTGCCAGCCGCAACAGTAGTCTCTTCTGGCGGAGGTGGCATCATTTGCGCTGGCCTACTAAAAGGAGCTGCAGGAGTTGAAATATCAACCATTTGTTCTGG